TTTCTCATTGTTCTTTTTCATATTTGCCTCCTCATCACCTCTATGCCGTCCACCGATTCGGCAGGCATCCCAGCCGGACCAACATCCACGGCAAATTCCACCAGCACCGTCGCCTCATAACGGGGATTCATCCGGCTCTCATAATCCGAGTACTCCTCTCTCACCGGTTCGATGTCTCCCTGTATCCCTTCATACTCCCAAAAAAACGGGAGCATCCCGATAAAACGGCTCACAAGTTCACCAGCCTGTTTCTCATCTCTACCGATAATCTTCATCAACACCGGCATCACCCTCCTGGTGCGCATCTGCCGATATATGGCGCCTTTCTCAGTCTCCAGGCGGATTTCTTTGTGGTCGCTCACTTCAAAGCGCCCGGGGTCGGTGATTAGAGACGCAAGAGGCAGATTCACCCGCCTGGTAATGAGTGACTGCTCCTCCCGGGCATCCTGGGCAATCTTCTCTTCCGGAATCCCCACTTTCACCAGGGTGTCCCTTAGAACTTTTTTCACCGCCCCAATCATGTGAAGAGCCTCCGGACTTCCAGGGTTCTCATAAACCTATCCGGCCACTCTTTTCGATGTCCCAGATAGCGCCTGCGGGGAATCTTCACGCTCCTGCCTCTTCCGGCACTGCCTCCCTCCTGGTGGATGCGGGCATAAACCAGATGGGAACCCGCCAGCACGCTGCTTCCTTCCACCTTGTACTTCACGCTGCGCATCAGCCTCCCTGTATGCCGCAACGTAGAGCGGCCCCTATGGCCCTCCGAAGCCGAAGCTCGCCAGGCAGATCCATCAGCCGGATCTCTTTTCGACCCGAATGCCTCCCGGGAAAGCTTGATTAGTTCCACACCAGCCATAGCGCCGAGCTCCGCTATCTGCCTCGGAGTGAGCTTCGAGAAAAACTTGATGGCCGATTCGAAATCCCTGGCTTCTACAGAAAAGCTATAGCCTGCCATCCCAATAATCCCTTAAGTTCATCTTCCTCATGCTCCTCACTCGAAATCCGGCCCGGGGAGTTGTCGTCTCTCCTTCCCCACTAGGCAGGGGAATACGGTATTTCCCGGTGGCCACGCCCCGCAGATAGTTCAGAGCCGCATCATATTTGACTTTGAGTTCGTTATCCGCCGAATCCGATCGGAAGCCGCTCATCACCGCCAGGTTGTACACTGCAATATCGATGGTGTAGTTCTTTATGATCGCTGGAGGCGAGGTCAAGGGCACCGTGTAGCCGCCGGAGAGGAGATAGCCGTCTACCTCCCCCTCCGCGGTCCTGATGGCCTGCTCCACCTTGGACGCATCCCCACCGCACCAGGTATCTACAGTGCCCCCATCCGGCAACGCCCGCTCCAGATGATCAGGAGAAACGTACATCCATCACACCACGCTCTTGATGGCCCAGAAGGCCTTGGGACACACAATCTTCTCTTCCGAGGTGTTCCCCGCGAATATGATGCGACTGCCGCGCATCCCCGAGGATTCATCATCATAAGTGCGCACCAGCCACATCTCGTCCCCGGCCTCGGGATAGCGCACATAGAAAGTAGCAGCCACCGTGAGACTCTCATCAGAGATGTCGTCTGCCACATAGGCCATAACACATAGATCGTCCCAGATATAGCTCAGGCCTGCATCTCCGCTCTTGTTCTCCTTCTTGCCGCCGATCTGACCTCTAGCCACCACCACTCTTCCGATGTCGAATAGGGCGCACAAGGTTGCCAGGGTTACCACCTTGGTGGTTTGCACCTCTCCAACCCGGGCAATGATCTTCGGGTTCCGGCGCAAGGCCTGCCACACATTGCGGCCCATAACCATGAGGTTGGGGTCGACAATCATCTCACCCTTGCGATTTTCAACCTTCTTTACAGGGTCCCCGCCCCGGCCGGACCACTTGTTTATCTCTTCAGTGCCATTTCCTTGCAAACTCTCGCTACGCCCAGTTTCGGCCAGCAGCTTGTCTCGTACCCGCCTATCGTGGGCCAGGCTTAACCTGGATACCAAACTGCGTACCGCTCGCCGCTCCGATGGCGCAAACGGCGCATCCTCGAACTCGGCATCCCGTTTATCTATGGCCATATCAAGGCCATGATCGATGGCATTGACCGGCAGCTTCTCCCCCCGGCCTCCCACGCGATTCGGTTTGCCGCCGTTCCTCGCTAGCTCGGTGTTCGGCAGCTGGGCATACACATTCGCTCCGAAGTAGGCATATTGGGCATCAGGCTTTGTGATGGGTATGGCAGGCGCCAATAGAGGGCCTACCAAATCCTTAGCAAAGATCGATGCATAATCCACCGCAAATCCGCTTAAAAGCGGATCAACATATCCTTTTACATCTCTAGCCATATTATTCCCCCATTTGTACTATCATCAGCACATAGTCGTTCTCGGTTCCGCTTTCCAGGTACCGCCCAATCAATCTGCTGGATCCGGCTGTCTTCGTCTTTAGACCCTTGCCGGTGCTGCCTTTAATGTATGCCACATCACCGGCGGCCACCGCCTCGCCGACACATACCCTGGCCAACCCCAACACCGTTATAGGGATAGCCTCGCCAGTGGCCGCCGATTCGGCATCCTCATTCATATACTGGCTGTATACCCCACAAAGCTTATCCGCCGACGTGCCTGCGGGCAGCTTCACAGTCGATTCGTTGGCAAATACCACCACCGAACCCTTGGGGATTTCTCCCTGATATTTCATGCTGCGAATAACAGCTCTGTTCATTCAATCCTCCCTTCCGAACGCAACAGTTCCACCGCCACTTCAAAGCCAATCTGCTTGCTCGCGGCAAAGGCCCGGATTTCCTGATTACTCATCGATCCAGTCCCCCTTATGCCGTCCTTGGCAAAGTGTTCCTCGCCGTCGATCAGGCGGGGAGATTTATCCAAGGCCGTATACAGTGCCTGCCGGCCCTCTTCGGACGCAGACAACGCTGCTTTGGTAAATTCTGCCCGGGCTGATGGGGCCACCTTGCCGTCCTTTATGAGCGCATCCAGACGATTTAGAATCTCCGTCTCAGCCTCCCTGGCGGTATACTCCTCATTCTTTTTTTTTGCTTCTTTCAGCTGCGCATCCAGTTCCCGCTTCTCATTCTCCAGCTCGGTAATGCGCCCCTCTCGTTCACTATTCATTTTCTCCTCCTTAATTTCTTCTTTCGGCTCATCACTACCACCACCATCGCCGAACAGTTTCTGTCTCTGTTTTCCGGAGGACTTCACGGCCCTCCTGCCTATTTTGATTTTCCGGTAAGCAACGACTCCCTTCTCAGTATGCGTATACAAAGACGGCAGTCTTGTGCTCGCAATCTGGGGATTTGTGCGGCCCAAAAAGGCTACATGGGCCAGGCGGGGCGGCTTATTTTCATCCTTCTCGTCGTCCACTAGAATAGCCGCGGATACATATCCCAACTTCCGCGTGGCCATCCACTTCCGCAGCCGCTCGGAGGCATCAATGTTGGCCCATACTTCACCTTGCTCGTTAAGTTCCAACGATCGTACCCAGCCAAGGGCAAGCTCACCCTCGATAGCCTCTCCTCTGTCGTGTCCCACCACGCAAGGCGCCTCAATGCCGTTCTCCGGATCGTACGCATCAACCAGACGCCGCACCCTCTCCATATCCCACCTGCCTTGTGGGTATTTCCCAACCTTGAATATCTTGATAATCACAGGCCCATACTCCCGGCTACCTTCCTCTGAAAACGCTGCAGCTCCCCAGGATTCTCGCACCAGTGTTTCGGACAGTCCTTCCATCCAACAATGGCCTTATGGGTGGTGATATCTCGATATGGATTTAGATGATGTTTTCCGCAAATACTGCCTGCCAGCTCGCAGGCGGCAAGCAGCGTCGAATAGGTAAAGGCCCCGTCGGATCTTGGATGGCACATCTCAATCCCAATCGTGCAGTAATTCGGATTGCCGCCTGTAAGATAACTGCGGGTATATACCGTGTAGCTCTTGGACCCCACATGCCAGGCGGCTTCATTTGCGGGGATGCATTCAATCACTTCCCCCTTTATGCCTACAATGAAATGTGCGCTGCCGTAGCCCTGCTTGCCATCCTTGCGGCATTCGAAAAAATTCCGGTTCGCCTCGGCGCTGCTGCCGGCATTCCCCACCCAGTGCATCACAATGGCCTTCACCTCGTGAAGCAATTTGCCGGAGCGGCTATAGGGATTGATGCTTAAATGGCGCTGCTCAATCTTCATCCTAATCTTCAGGGTATCTGCACCACTATCAAATAGTCCGTTGAAATATTTCAAAAATTTAAAGCCTCCCGGGACCAGTTTCCTGGCCATCCTGGCGGAGGGGGAATGGGTGGTATATATTTAGGGTGCTATGCGCGTTTAAATGCTGTTTAAATTCTATCTTCTGCGAAAAAAGGTAT